GTGTATCCTTCGCCTGGGTCCTCAATGCTTACTCTACCAATAGATGTCTTCTGCTCATATGTTCTAAAAATATGAAGACCAGTATTTGCTGCAGCGGCATCTTCGCTAATTTGAATACTACTAATCCCGAGAATAGCATCATTCTTGGTGTAGTAGAGAGAAATTGAATTGTTGGAATTTGCATGGACATAATAATCCTGACCACTCATCAAAGTTAGTTCTTCCTTTGAAGATCCAGTGGTAGCAATTCCAAGATTAGAATTTCCATTATTGTCATAGACAATTCTTGCACCAGTCAGAAGGTTGTGATCATCATCAAAAGTAAATACATCATTTGTAGCATTGACATCTCCTCCAGATAAGGTGGTAATACCAGAGAAAGAAATTTCTCTATATCTTTCTTCTGTTACTGCTCTACCTCTAGCACCTTTACCATTACCACCCCAAATTTCTACACTAACTACGCTATCAATATCAAAATTTACTGGGTCAACAACGATGTTTTCGATTTTGCCAGATACAACTGCTATAGCAGCTGCAGTATTTGCGGCACTTACATTTGAATCATTAATTGTGATGCTAGGTGGATAAAGTACATCATACCCAGATCCACCAGACAAAATATCAACAGATTCTACTTCGCCATAGTAAATTACATCCGAGGTCTTATAGTTTAAGACTTCAACACCATTAATGAGCATTCCAGTGTTGCCATCAGATGTAAATTCTGATGTTGTTTGATCTTCCTTTCCGCTCTTAAGATCTTGCTCAAGAATGAACCTACGAATCGGTCTAGCAGGGAAAAGAGATCTATTTCCTTGAGAACTAAGGATAAAATCGTGAGTTCCAGTTGTTTGAGTTGGAGGAGTAAAATATACGGGTAGATTTGCTTTGATGAATGCTCTAGATACAAAAAGTTGAATTTGGTTGGGTGAACTCAGAACCTTTACAAAATAGTCTTTTTGCTCAAGACCGCCGATAGCGGTTGTTCCTGGTCCTGCAGCATAATATACTTGCTCTCCAGTCTTAAAGGGGACAGGATTAGAGAAAGAGATAATACTGTAAGCATTTTCTACGCTAGAATAACCCTGCCAGTTTCCTAATGCAAGAGAAGGATTAATGAGTTTTGCGCGAATTTTATCAGTTGTGATTGGGTAACTAGGAAGAGAACTAGAAGCAACAAACCCTTCTCTCTCACCACTTTCAGATTCATTTTCCGAAACGATGTATGTATTATTAACATCAGTAAGAAGTTGCTCTTGACCACCAACCAGAGGAACAATAGTCGAAACTGCTTTCTTTTGCTTTCTTCTTACATCATATAAAGTCAGTGGATCCAATGTTGGAATTGTTCCAGACAAAGAGATAGTGCTCGTAACTACATTTACTCCAGTTACGACTAAATTGTCAGCAACCAGTTCAGTAGTTCCTCTTTTTAGAATTTGAACATTATCATTTTTTCTAAGACTAGATTTGTCGATAGTTCCTTCAAGAACAAAATTCGATCCAGAGAAAGAATCAATGTAATAGCGAGCAGATGTGTTATAAATCCAAGAATTGAAGAAAATTTCCTCGTAATTCTTATCATTCTCAGGATTGTCAATATATCTACCTAAGTTCTTTACTCTAATTGAAGAGTTCGCATCTAAGTTTTGAAGAGACTGGTTGCTATTAAATTTACTAAGGGCACCAGTTACCCTCATAACTACTTCCTTCGAAGTATCTCCTTGTTCATATCCATAGACAACATTAGGAGCAGATATTTTGCTGTTGTCTGGGATAGTGGTAGAAACTGGAGGATTGATTCCAAAAAATTGCTTAATACTCTTTGTGGTGTAAGTAAGAGTCTGATAATACGAGTTTGCGGGATCTCCAATTTTAAGAGAACCAACGCTGGAGAATCCAATAGTTGAATCGACTGTGATTACAGACGCTCCAATACCAATTTCACCAATATTTCTCGTTCTTCCAGATACTCTAAATGTTCCATCAGTCAGAGATCTCTCATCAAAACCAGTAAACAGAGAAATTTTGTAATAGTTATCTCTGATGTTAGTGACCTCAGAAATAGGTCCAGACGCAGCATTATAATTTGGATTATTAGGATCATCGTCTTGAAATAGGGTTTCACCGATCAAACCAGTAGGATCACCAGAAATCAGCTCTACAGAAATAGTTTTTCTGCGGATATAGTTTGCATATGATGGTTTGATCAGGTATTTTTCAAGATCATTGATCTTGGGTTCAATTCCAAATAAAGCTTTGAAGAGAATCTTAAAGGAATCTTCGGTTCCCTTTGCCTCATATAAACTTCTCGCTTCTTTGATAAAATTGTTTACATCGAGGTTTGGAGATAGTGTTACTCCTTCCAAACCAGGAGTATACATTGTCTTCAGTTTTTTATAGAATTCCTGAAGGAAAAGAACACTCGCATTGACAACAGATGTGCCAGAAGAGTGTGGAGATGCTACAGTTTGACTCCAATTTACTGCATTCTCCGAGTACCCAGAAATTCCACTAAATCCTCTAACACAACCAATAAAAGATGTGTTAGTTTTCTCAGAATATGTAATAATCTCGTTATCTATTTTCAGAAGACCATTTTGCTGAGGATATCCGTCAGTATTGGTAACATTGATGACATCTGCGGAATTTGAGATGTCCGCAGTCAAATTTGTGGTGCCTCTGATTACATCAGTCGTTAAATTATCTAATTTGATGTACGCATCAATATTCTCAGCGATATCAGAGGGTCCACCTTGATAATCCTGAGAGATATAATATTGTTTTAAAAACTCTACAAACGCAGGATTCTCTGAAACTGCAAATTCGGGTACAGTTTCACTTACTACTTGATAAGTCTTGATTCTGGGACTTAAAGGCGAATTTGTCTCGATCATCCTACTGTCTAATTAGCGATCCGTTGGAGTAGCTAGAAGTGACTTGGTATCCAATGCCAGAAATTTGCTGACCAGAGGAAATTGTGTCTCTCACGATATTTATCTGAGAGTTTGAGAGGTCTAGAGTCAAGTAAAGATCTTTGAGTCCAATAACATCGTTAGATTCTGGGAATGCCTGAATTTCAACAGTGTCATTACCCTTAACAGTTGATGTTATCTGGACTGCATTGATGATAATTTCGCCTTTTATGTAATCTACTATTCCTGCGGAGTTAATTACAACCTCAGAGTCGCCACCTTCTACTTTTGCAGGTTTAAAGATGGCAATATCGCCAAACAAACCATCCCCTCTAGGAATATCGGTCAAATAGACAATTTCGTCGCTTCCCTGAATGGTAAATCCAGAAGACTTGACTGTTCCGCCACCATCTAAGATGTGGAATTGATTTCCAAAGCACAATTCATATTGTGCGACTTGATTAATGAGACACTTCATGTCTCTACGCATCTTAACGCGCATAATGTTCGATGTAATCGAAGGATTTGCACGATCTACAATTCTTTGTGCTTCAGAATACTTGAATCTTCCTCCAAATTTGTTTAAATTGGTAGATCCGCCATATTCTGTCAATGCTTGAATAATTTGTGCCTTCAATTCATTGGCATCATCAAAAATGCTGTTATTGTAGTAAACTGAAGTATCAAGTTCAACATATAATAGTTTCAAATCTTCGATTCTCTGGTTAATTCCAGCAATCGAGTAACTTTTTAGTTTAGTTAAGATATTCTGCTTGGTAAAGTCGGACAAGAATGTGCCATTTCTGGGTTTGATGCTCAAAACAACAGTTCCGAACTCTGGTGGGTCTAATTCTTCTCCGCCAACAACAGAAATGGACTCAGTATTGGGATAAATCGACTGAACGATCGCTTCGTAATCGCGTGGTGTGACCGCCCTGTTCTGCGCTGAGTACATTCTAGGGGCAAAGTACCTAACAGAGTCAACAGACTCGATATCAGACCCATTACGGGCGCTCTGAGAGGTCGTTACGGTTGCTAGTTGATACGGTGCGATGCTTGTTCCAGCATCATTTACGATATTTCCCGAAAATGCGAAATTTTTACCTTCGTTTCCTGCCTTGCCATCAGTTATAATGTAAGAAATGCTAATAGTATCACCAACTTCTAATTTTGTACCAAAAAGTCCATCACCAAACAGCAATTCGTAAGTTTCATTTGCTGCTTCTTGGATTAAGTAGATATTTGAGTTGCTAGTTACATTAATAATGTTATCTACTTTAGAAAAAGAGAGTCCAGCAGATGCTCCAGACTTTCTAACAGTGACTCTAAGGGTATCAATGTCAACAAAAGAGTTTTCGATCAAAAATCTTTGATCACTGCTGCCATTTACAGTCCACTGCTTAGTTAAATATGTGCCCTGATAAACAGTTAGACCAGAAAATGTGGCAGTTCTCTTAGGATTCGCTCCAGCAACCTCTCCCGCGTCAATTGGACTGCTTACTGTTACATCTTCTGGGATCGAAAACACATAAGAAGTGTTATTTACGGATCCAACAGCAACTAATCCGCTCTTAAGAGTTACTGTAGTAGAGTTTCCTTGGAATTTAAAGTTAAAATCAATGATCGCTTCCGCAGATTTGCGCGATCTAGGTACATATCCAATATTTCTTGCTAAAGATACGACATTTTCTCTCAAAGTTGCTGAATCCAAGAAGGATTCATTGGCAACCATGTTGCTATTGAATGCCGTAATGTAAGTATTATATGCTAAAGCGTCCAGCAGGATCGACATATTCGATCCTTCAAAGTCAAAATCAGAAAAATCTGAGTTTGCTCTTAGGTAATCTTTGATCGACTGCTTAATCTGGTCGAAATCTAGGTTTGTGTACTTGAAAGAGGGCATTTTTTTACCTAGTTGACTCTAAAATAAACTCGAATGCCTGACTATCAAAACTTTCACCGACAATATCGTAGGTGATTCTGATATCAAACGAATTATCGTCTGGACTTGGGTTGACTTGAACCTTTGTGTTGGCAATTCTTCCCTCAAAACCAGCTAAAACATCAAGAATTTGCTGAGAAATCACTCCTGCGGAACCATAGTCTACAAAATCAAAAAGAGAACGAGTCACATCCGTCCCAACATTGGACGCAAATGGTCGTTCTCCTACGATTGTTTGTACTAAATTTCTAACAGCACGCTTGATCGCCTTCTCATTCTTGAGAACAGGTAGATCTCCCGTAACAGGATGCGCCTTAAAGGACAAATCAATGTCCTTAAACGCCCGTGAGTTAGACTCAGCCATGAATTGGCACTATATGTCGAGATTATTTATACCTTCTTCCCGTAGCTTGGTTCAGTCCCATACTCCCAATCATCGTAATCTTCATCATTACGGATTTGTTCATGGAGTAAAGTCTGTCTTTTTAGATCGTGTTTGTGATCTCCAACCACTTCTCTTAAGATTTTGTCCGATTTTGGGTCTGAAATGAGATATTCAGTGCCAAAATCTTCCCTCATCATATCACGATTATGATCGGGAACAGGATGATTGGACATTTTGCCCTCCAAAAGTTCGTTTCCAGAACTTTTAAAGGGGTTGCTATCCCTAAAAATATTTAGTCTGCGTATATACAGCGGACATCACATGGATTTTGACCGCAATTTGGACATACTTTCTTGACAATTGGTTCAGTAATGTCGTCTGGAATGTCTGGATACATGGAATTTAGGTAATCTTGTTGAATTTCTTCCTCTGTTTTCCAGAAATACTCGTCGTTATCACCTAGTCTACCCCATCTGACACCATTTTCAACTTGGAAGTAGTGTGTACTCACCTTAAAATCAGGGACGAGCGGCGTTTCGGGGGTAATAGACAGATCAAAGATCCTTGTTCTATTGTTTGGATAGAGGCAAAACTGCCCATTTTCCAATTCAATGCAATTATGAGACTTATGTTCGTCAGGAATTTCGCTTACATTTGTATTTGTGGTGTCCCCATCAGGATGGAAGTTGT